AAAATCGTTGACAGCGAGCACGAGGAATGGTACAAACCGGCATGATCAAAGTATTTTACGGCGGAGGCGGCATCCTCAAATCCATCGGCAACCTCTTCGGCGGTGGCCAGGACGACATCGAGATCAAGGTCCCCGAGCCGCCCAAGGCCGAGGATACCGCGGAGGCCGAGCGCAAGCGCGCCGCGGAACTCCGCGCCCGTGAGGCTGCTAACGCTCGAAATCGTGTGGGCCGTCAGCGGTCTCTCTTGACTGGAACTGGGTCGACCGCCTCGGCCCCAACCGCAAAGGCGACGCTCCTTGGCCGCGCTGCAAAAGCGTAAGGACCCCCTCGCCCAACTCCTGGTCCGTCGTGAGCAAGAGCTTCGGCACGATGAGGAGTTCTGCAACGTCAAAACCCTGTGGGAGACGATTGCGCGGTATGTGATCCCGAGGAAGGCGGTGTTTCAGGAGGAGACCTCCCGCGGCACCCGCATGGATCGCTACGTCGTCGATAGCACGGCGCCTCGCGCGCTCGAGTTGTTCGCGGCCTTCCTGTTCTCCAACCTGAACAACCCCACGTCCCCCTGGTTGTCTTTCGAGACCGAGGGCTTGGGCCTTCGCGAAGACGAGGGGGCATGGCTGGACAAGGCGTCCCGCCGGCTCCAGAAATACCTCGGCAATGCAACCTCCTTGTACTCGGTCCTCCACGAGAATTATCTGGACCTCGGCGCCTTCGGTGGCGCGGTCCTTCTGACCGAGAAGGGGGTCAACGGGTCGATCATCGTTCAGTCTTTTTCGCTGAACGACGTCGTCTACGAGGAAAACTACCTCGGCGAGATCGACAGCCTGTTCCGCCAGATCAATTGGTCGCGCCGACAGGCCCGCCGCCGGTTCGCTGACAAGCCGGAGGGCCCCTGGCTCTCCAAGACCGGGGACAAAAACGGCACCGAGAAAGGCCGCTTCCTCCACTGCATCGTCCCCATTGAGGACGAGGAGGTTTTTGGGAAACTCGACCGGGCGGCGCAGGCCCGGGCGAAGGCGTCTCAGCCGACGTCCATCGGCGTATGGGTGAATACGGAGGACGAGACCGTCGTCGATGTGGGTTTCTACCGAGAGTTCCCGTATTCCGTGCCCCGGTGGTATCGTTCGCCGGGTGGGGTCTATGGCCGCTCCCCGGCGATGACCGTGATCGGCGACATCCTGATGGTCAACCGCATGTCGGAGACCACGCTGAAAGGCGCCGAGAAGCTCGTCGACCCGCCGCTGGTGATCCCGGACGGTGGGCTCGTGAGCCCGGTCCGATTGTTCCCCGGCGGCATCACATACTCCGACGGTATGGTGACGCCTCAGCCGCTCATCCCGCCGGGCGCCTCCCGCATCGAACTCGCCGGCGCGATGATCAAAGAACGCCAGGACGCGATCCGGGACGGGTTCTTCGTCCCCCTGTTCGTGACCCCGCAGCAGCCGGTCAAGACCGCGACCCAGGTGCTCCAGGAGACTGACGAGCGCAACCGGGCGACCGCGCCGATGACCATCCGGATGCACCAGGAGCATTTCAGCCGGTTCCTCCCGCGCACCCTGCGGATGGCTTCCGAGGGGGGGATGTTCAACGACGCCCCCGCCGGGGTGCAGCAGCGCATGGACAAGATCAAGCTCAAGTACAACTCCCCGATTGTCGCCTCCGTGCAGCAGAACGAGGGCCTCGCGGTTCTCCGCATGTTCGAGGGCCTGGCCCCGTTGGCGCAGATCAGCGAGACGGCCTTCGACCAGGTGAACGTGGAAGAGGCCGCGAGCGTCGTCATCTCGGCTTCGGGCGTTCCGCAGACCGTTCGGGCGACCACGGCGCAGAAGCAGAAGAAAAAGGCCGCACGCGAGGAGCAGCAGGCCATGATGACGATGGCGGAAGCCGCCCCTGATATGTTGAAAGGCATGGCCGCGGTAACAACCGCCAATAAACGATAGGGGACCACATGAAGGTAAGCAGATCGAACGCGGCGGCCGCCGTCCAGCGGCTTGCGGAAACCGAGGATGGGCAGGTTTTTATCGCCTACCTCGTGGCGAAATACGGGTACACCCGAAATTCGACGGCGCAGGGGCCGCATACCCTGGAAATGAACGAGGGCCAGCGCACGGTGATGGTGGACATTGGCGTCCTCCTGGACGCGGACCCTCTCAAACTCAAGGACATGGAGACGAACGATGGAGAATGAAAATGCCGGAAGTGAACCCGCAGTTGTCACGCCAACTCCAGATGCAGGCCAAGGCGCGGGCGGCGCTCCGGGGAACCCCGGAGAGCAACGTGCAGAAACCCCGGCTGAGTGGTACGCCGGCCTCCCGGAAACCCTCCGGGATGACCCGTCCATCGCCAAGTACCACTCTGGAGGGCTCGAAGCCCTAGCCCAAGGCCACGTCAACCTCGCGAAGATGGTGGGGGTCCCGGCGGACAAGGTGCGCAAGATCCCCGACGCCCAGGACGCGGACGCCCTTCGCGAATATCTGGCCCCGCTTGGGCTGCCGGATACCGCGGACGACTTCAAGCTGTCGCCGACGGCTAACAGCGAAGGCCAGCCGTTGCCGGAGGGTTTTGGCCCGGACGGTGACTTGGCCAAGGTGTTCGCGGCCGCCTGCCACGCCGCTAACGTGCCTCCCTCGCTCGCCCAGCCGGTGTTCGACCAGTGCAACAAGTTCCTGTTCGAAGCCACCCAGGCGCAGGCTCGGGAAAAAGAGGCCCGGCAGGCGAAGAACGTTCAGACCCTTCGGGAGACCCTCGGCCCGGGCTTCGACGAGACCGTCGCCGCGGCCGACTATGTCGCCCACGAGTTGGACTTGTTCGACGTCCTCGACGGCGCCGGCATCGGCCACGAGCCCCGGGTCATCCACGCCCTCGCCAAGCTGGCTCCGCTCTATTCGGAAGCCAGCGGTCTCGGCAATCTGCCCACGAGAATGGGGGGCACGCAGACTGTCGCCGAACTGAACGCCCGCGCGGATGAACTCCAGGCGCAGGCGCTCCAACTCCGGCAGGGCGACCCCCGGAAGAAACAGCTTACAGAGCAGGCACTCGCCTTGCGCGAGCAAGCCTACAAATAGGCCCGCCGTCTCCTGCGGGACCGCCTGGGGCGGGGGATAAAACCCCTGCCCCTTTTTTGTCTTGACAATTTCTGGCCCCCCGTGTATAGAGGGGGGTAATCGAACGCGGCCCTTGAGCGGCTCCGGCAATAGCGACGGCAGGCAAGGACACCCGGGTGAGAGTTGAAAAACCCGTTTGTCCTTCAACCCCGTTATTGTGAGGAGTGATTATGTCCCTTACCATCCCCGTTCATTTCGTGCAGCAGTTCAGCGCCAATGTGCGCATGCTCGCCGAACAGAAGATGTCCCGCCTGCGGTCGACCGCCGCGATTGAGACCGTCAACGGCGAGAGCGTCGCCCTCGAGCGCCTGGGCGGCATCCCCGACGTCAACGAAGTCACCGAGCGTCACGGCGATACGCCGCTGAACGAAATCGAGCACACCCGCCGGTGGCTCTACATCACCGACTACGACGTCGCCAACCTGATCGACAAGCCCGACCGCATTCGTCTGTTGATCGACCCGGACAGCAAGTACACCATCCGCCACGCTTCGGCGATGGGCCGCAAGCAGGATGACGTCATCATCAACGCGCTGGGCGCCTCCGTCACCGAGGGCAAGTCCGCTTCGACCACGACCGCCCTTCCGTCGGCGCAGAAGATCCTCTCCGGTTCCACCGGCCTGACCATCGACAAGCTGATCACCGCCAAGGAAATCCTCGACGCCGCCGAGATCGACGATAACGACCGGTTCTGCGTCGTGCAGTCTAGGCAGATCTCGAACCTGCTGGCGGACGACAAGATCTCGAATGCGGACTACAACGCCGTCAAGGCGCTCGTCCGCGGCGAGATCAACCAGTATCTCGGCTTCACCTTCATCCGGTTGGAGCGGTTGCAGACCAACTCGTCCAGCGAGCGTCTCGTCTACTGCTACACGCGCGGAGCGGTCACCCTCGGGATCGGCCAGGAGATTGCCTCCGTCGCCGCCGAGCGCCCCGACAAGCGGCACGCCCAGCAGATCTACACCTACGGCTCTTGGGGCGCGACCCGCCTCGAGGACGAGCAGGTCGTCCAGATCGCGTGCACCGAGTAATCTGAGCCCAGGAAAGGAAGGAAAATAGACTATGGCCGTTGAACTTCTCACTCTCTCGGACGTGATCGCCGACAAGGTGGCAACCCCGAAAGTCAACAGCAAGCCGGAGAACAACGGCACGCTGCGACACGCGGAAGCCATCGTGACTACGACCGGCACGACCACCACGAACGGATCGACTTACCTTGCCGTTCGCCTGCCCGCGAATGCGGTCCTCAAGTACGGCAGCATTCAGGGCCAGGGCTCCATCGACCTCCCGAACGTCGACGTCGGCGTCCGCCAGGTCGCCAGCCCGAACACCCTGGACGACGACGCCTTCGCCGCCGCCCTCGACATCGACGACACCGGTGACCACGTCTTCATCGGCGCCCTCGGTTCCCAGGACACGACCAAGCAACTTTGGGAGTGGGCGGACCCGGCGGGCACCGTCTTCAACGGGGTCAACCCGGGCGGCGAGTTCGACATTCATCTGAGCCTGGACGCCGACGCGGTCGCGGCGGGGTCCTGCCGGGTGATCGTTCAGTACGTGGTTGACTAATCATGGCAGCCACCGTCGCTAACACCTACGTCCCCTCGTTCGATACCGCGCCGAATATCCGGCAACGTATCGTGACGAGGGCGACTGCCTCGGCGGGGGAGATTACCGCTCTCGGTACGGCCCCGGCCGTCCTCATCGTTGAGGGCGACGGGACCAACTCGAAGAACGAGATCCTGGCCGCAATCGACGCCATTCGCCGGAGGGTCGCGAGAGATTTCGCGGAAGTTACCTCGACGAGCGATATGGACACGGTCGGGGGCGCGAGCTTCGAATAGCCGCACAACCGGGGTTGTATTGACATGAGGGGCCGCGTGTGATACCGTGGCCCCTTATTTACAGGAGGGTTGAGTGGCTTCCCAAGTCGAAATCTACAATAAAGCCTTGACCCATATGGGCGAGGATCTGATCTCCTCCCCCACCGAGGACAATAAGCGGGCCCGAGTGCTCGATGCGATCTACGATAGCACCCGCCAGGCCCTCCTTCGCTCCTACGTTTGGAACTTCGCCAAGACGCGGGCGAACCTCGCGGCATCCACCGAGGCGGTTGCCTTCGGCTTCTCCTACAAGGCCCTCCTCCCCGTCGATTGCCTCAAGTGGATCGGCGTCTACGACGAGAGCGAGCCCGGCTACCAGGTGAACTACACGGGGGCACGTGTCCCCCACAAGGTCGAGGGCCGGTACGTCCTCAGCGACAGCAACCCGATCAAGGGCTTCTACATCAAGGACGTCACGGACCCCGAGCAGTTCGATCCCCTGTTTACCGCCACCCTCTCCGCGCTCCTCGCGGTCAACACCTGCCTGGCGATCACCGCGGACAAAGGGATCAGCGACATCACGGGGCAGATCTACAGGGACGCCATCAAGCTGGCCCGCACCGCGAATGCGATGGAGGGGACCCCCGAACACTACGAGGCGTCCGAGTTCCTTGACGCCCGCCAGTACGGCGGCGGCCGGGGGCCGTTCCGCCTCGGCCCGGTGAACTGGTAGATGCCCAACGCTCGCCTTGAGAAGAACTCCTTCGTCGCGGGGGAACTCTCCCCGCGCATGTACGGCCGCACGGACCTTGCTCAGTACGGCCAGGGCTGCCGCCGCGCGGAGAACGTCATCATTCAAGCTCACGGCGGCGTCGCCGGCCGGCCGGGCACGCGGTTCGTTGCCGAAACCAAATACCCGCAGAAACGCGCTCGCCTGATCCCGTTCCAGGTGTCCACGGAAGCCTCCTACATCATCGAGGCCGGGGAGTTCTATTTCCGGTTCTACGTGAATGGCGGGTTGCTCGTCGACGGCGGCGGGTCCCCCGTCGAGGTCGTCACCCCCTAT